CTACATAAAGGATTCTTAGATGCGTCAACTTATGTTATGCAATCCATAGACAATACTTTTGTAAACAATGTAAAACTCTACACACTAGAACATACCGTTTATATCACAGGCCACAGTTTAGGCGGCGCGATAGCACAAATAGTAGGTATGTGGTTACACAAAAGGGGTCACAATGTTCAAGTTTTTTCTTACGGATCACCAAAAGTCAGTAATGAAGTTCTTGTTTCAGGACAACCCGTACATTGGCGCGTATCTAATCCTGTCGATCCTGTGCCTTTTACTCCTATTGTGCCTTATGCTCATACAGGCTTATTCATAGACCCTAGAACTGGAGCATGGGGTCCAGATAATGACAATGGATTGATAAGTAAAACCGATGGATTGGACCATGCGATTGCGAAATATGTAGAAAAGTTGAAAGCATTAAAGTAAGATATAAATATAAAGATGTTGGAAACACAAATTAAAAAATGCTGGAGTTAGACAGGGAGTTACCAAAGCACAACGAGAAGGAAATATAATGAATGAATTATTTAATACTGCAGAATGGATAATGTTAGGATTAGTCCTATTCTCTTCATTCTGGATATTTCTATTTAATTATAGACAAGATCACAAAGAAAAGTATAATGGTCATTGGCCGTTAATTGCACTTGATCTGCTTATTAATATGGGAATGTCTGTAACTGGATACATGTTAATTTTAATTGTATTCACTAATGTTGACCAACTTCAACCCTATAAAGATTATCACTTTCCTATTGGATATCTTTTTGGACTCACTTCTAATGTGAGTATTCCAATTGTTCTTAAGTGGTTTGGTCAACAGATTACCAAAAAATTAAATGAAGTGGGGAAGGGGAAATAGATTATGGCTGAGCAAGAAAAACAACAAGCAAATGGAAAAGACCAAAAAATACTACAACATGATATTGAAGAAATAGATAAAAAGGTTGAAGAAGTTCAAGTATTAGAAAATATGATTAAAGACCAAACAGTTGCTAGTAAATCTTTCATCTATGTTATTATCGCACTTCTTGTATATTTAATCTTTATGGTTATACCTGACATAGATAAAAAAGTTACATTTATGGAAAAGGATCTTAATTCCATTCTAGTACAGTCAGAACGATACAAAAAATCAACCAGAGTATTTGCGAAAGATAATCAATGTGCAGAGTGTCATCTAAGTCCCGATTATCTACTCCACAACCTCTTAAAGAAATATCCAAGTTTTTCTGATGTTAAATCTTTCATGTCGGTTGGACATCAACGATATTATACTATGGCGACACCAATGCCAGATGCTGAATTATTAGAAGTATATCGGGCGTTACAATGATATTCATGGGAAAAGCTTTTGCTTGTTTGGTATGGTTGTTTTGGATAATGGTTGTAGATAATACAGCTATTGGTCAGGAGGACAATACTACCATCACGCTAGAATACAATCCTTCCTACAGTAGTACATTTAATAGAGTGATGAAAAGAGGAGTTGTTATTTGTGGAACTAATGATGAGTTTCCAGGCTTCTCACAGGAGACATGGAGTAATGAATATGGTACAAAATGGATAGGGTTTGATGTTGATATGTGTCGTGTTGTTGCAACTGCCTTGTTTGGTGATGCAACTGCTATAGAATTCGTTGTAGTTAATGGTAAAACACGATTTGAATTTTTGATAGATGGTACTATTGACATCCTTTCAGCCGCAACAACCTATACATTCACTAGAAACGTACTCAAAAAACTTGAGTTTGCGCCCACCACATACTATGATGGTCAAGGATTTATTGTAAGAAAAACACTTGGTGTATCTTCAGCAAAACAATTAGAAGGGGCAAAGATTTGTTTTAGTTCTACTGGAACTGGTGCAAAGAACATTGCAGACTTCTTTGCGACTCATGGCATAAATTACATTCCTGTTCCTGTACCACCAGACAAAGAAGCAAAACAAATGTACATTGATGGTGGATGTGATATGTACGGAACGGACAGATCTGGTCTAGCATCTAATAGATTAGGTTTCAAAGATCCCAATAGACACATGATACTTCCAGAGATAATATCCAAAGAACCTCTAGGACCAGTCGTTAAATATGGGGATCAACAATGGTCTGACATAGTAAGATGGTCAATATATGTTTTGTTTATTGCAGAAGAGATGGGTATCAACTCAAAAAACATTGACACTTTCAAGAACAATATAGATCCCAACATCCAAAGATTTATGGGTGAGAAGAATGGTTTAGATCATCCTAATCTTGGTGCAAAATTGGGGTTGCCTGCTACTTGGTCGTATGATATAATAAAACAAGTTGGTAACTATAAAGAAATATTTGACCGTAATATCACAAAGAAGTTAGGACTAAAACGAGGTCTTAATAAATTATACAATAAAGGTGGACTATTGTATGCACCGCCCTTGAAGTAATGGGTAAGAATATATTCAATAACGTTCCAGAAGATAGAACCGCAGTAGATAACATTTTCAGATTGAATGTTACCAATCAGATGCGGTTGAATATAATGGCTGATCAAAAGGCCAACATAATGATTACAGTTTCAGCGATTGTGTTTTCAGTTACAGTTGCAGAATTAGACAATCCTGTAATGAAATATCCATTGATGTTCTTTGCGGTTTGCTGTATTTTATCATTATTGTGTGCGATAGTAGCGATAATACCAAACACCAACTATCCAAAAGATGAAGATGGAAATTTAGATAGAACATCACCGCATTTCAAACCACTTTATTTTGGTCATTTTTCTCATATGGATGTGGAAGAATATAAAGAAAATTATGCTGATACGCTACGAACCGATGACACAATATATGATGCATTAGCTAATGAAATGTATACTAGCGGTAAGACTCTCGCACTTGTTAAGTATAGGTGGATACGTTGGTCTTATTCAGCATTCCTTGTTGGTATGTTTGGTGCAATGGTGATATTCCTTTTTGAATTACCTATCTTTACTGGTGTATTTGAAGTAGTTGATAATCAGTTTGGTTGGAATGGAATTGTTTGGCAGAATTTTAGAGAAGGATTTTGTCAATTAAGTGTGGTATGTAGAGATAGTAATTTATAAATAGTTTAAACATTAGAGGATTAAAATGGCAGAAGAAGAGTTAGTAGATTTTGGGTTTTCCGCCGTTACGGCGGATGAATACGATAGAGACAATACCGATGGGGAAAACACAGGGAGTGGAGGGTCTGCTAGCCCTGAGGCACTCGCATCAATGGATGCCAAGATAGAACAAATCATGGCAGCTCTATCAAGTAAAATTGATTCACCGCCCGATGATTTTGGATTTTCTCAAGAAGATAAAGATAAACAAGATGAAACGTTAGCAGGTATTGAACTAAAGATTGACAAAATTTTATCCTTAGAACAAGATGAAGAACGTGCACAAACAACAGCAGATATTCTTTCTCAGTTGAATGATGCCACAGGTGAATCACGTACATCATCTAAAAAGTCAGGAGAAGTAGTAGGAAAACAAGATGAGATCATGAAGTTCTTGGAGAGTATGTCACCAAAGATTGACAAGATTCTCAAACTAGAAAGTCTAGAAGCTCTGTTAGAAGGAACATCTGGAAAGTTAGATAGTTTGACCGCATCCCAAGTACAATCTGTTACTGCCGAACCACCAGACTTAACTCCAATTATGGATAAACTTGAATGGTTGGATAAAGATGTACAGAAAATTCTAAAGATGGAACAGTTAGAAGCAGTTCAAAGTCTTCAGAAATCTTCACAAGATATGAGTACTGTAGTAAGGGAGATCGAGGAGCGAAAAAAAGATCTGAGTAAAACATATAAAGCACGTATGTTAGCAATAGAAAAATTGGTTCTACCATTGATCGCTAATCTTCAAAAGGATGGTGAAACTAAGGAATATATTAAATGGCCTAACAGAACAGCAATCCTTGAATCACACAAAGACAAAATATTAACTGTAACGAGGTCTGACATATGAAATTTAGAGATTTTAGACATACTATTTTGGAGGGTGTATATGACCCAGGTATCTTTAAAGCGTTCTTCCTTGCTGGTGGAGCGGGTTCCGGTAAATCATATTCCGCAGAGAAAGCAACAGGTTCGAGATCAGGCAAATTTTCGTGGATTGATGACAGGAAAAAACTCAAGCCGGGCAAAACGGGTCCATTTGGGTTAAAGGTAGTCAATTCAGATGAGCAATTAGAATTTGGTCTCATGAAAGCTAAACTACATTCCAATATGTCCATATATACCCCAGATGAACTAGTAACAAAAGAATTGATTCGAAGAGACGCCAAAGAAGTGACCTTAAAAAAAGAGGCTGGATGGGTTCAAGGAAGACTTGGATTGATCATCGATGGTACAGCAAAAGACCCAAGCAAGATTGCCAGAAAGAAACATCAACTAGAACAAATTGGTTATGATTGTTACATGATATTTGTTGATACTTCACTTGATGTTGCACTTCAACAAAATTCTACAAGATCTCGTAAATTGGATGATGAAATAGTACGTCTCACTCATGATGGAGTACAGAGAAATAAGCAACGACTCAATAATATTTTTGGTAAGGGTTTTATAGAAATAGTAAATAATAGAGCAGGAGAAAGTATATTTAATAAAGCCTTTAATTCCGTGAATAAGTTAGTATCACGTGCCCCTAATGATGCAAGAGCGAGAGCATGGATAGCAAATGAATTAGAGAAGAAAAAGAGGGGTGATAGAGGAAAGACTTGACATTCTACTTTTTCGTGATATAATTAAGTATGAGTTTATTTACCGATCAAAAATATGTGGGACTACTCTCACCTCGCCTAGACCTGTTAAAACAAGTACGGCCCAATCTCTGGAATTCACGTTGTCCTATATGTGGTGATTCCTCTAAGAATAGATCTAAAAAACGTTTATACATTTACCTAAAAAAACAAGAGTTAATCGTAAAATGTCATAATTGCGGTTATGGTGCATCATTGGGTAATTTTATAAAACATTTAGATCCTCACTTATATGGGCAATATGTTTTAGATAGATATGGTGAAGGAATATCTACCCATAGGGGAGTGAAAAAACCAGAATTTAAATTCGAAACTCCAAAGTTCAAACCTAGACCAACTACTATAGATTTACCATCTATAGGTTCTCTTACGAGTACCCATCACGCCCGATTATTTTATGAAGGTAGAAAGATACCAAGCACTTTCTTGGAGAAGGTTTTTTATGCTGAAGACTTTAGAAAATGGGCAATGTCAGTATCCGAAATAGATTATTCTAATTTGGGTAAAGGGGAACCAAGAATGGTTATTCCATTTTTTGATACAGATGGGAAACTAATTGCTGCTCAAGGTAGAGCATTGGGTAGTCATGAACTCCGATATATTACCATTAAAGTTACTGATGAGAGCACTAAAGTTTATGGGTTAGAACGATGGAATTCCAAAGAGACTACATATATTGTAGAAGGCCCAATTGATTCAATGTTCCTTCCTAATTGCCTAGCAGTCGCAGGTGGTGATCTTCAATCAATAAAACTAGATAAGAAACAGTGTGTATTAATATTCGACAATGAACCGAGGAATGAACATACTGTTAAGAAATTGATGCGTGCCATCAATGATGGGTGGAACGTTGTTGTTTGGCCCAAAATAAAAATATTCAAAGATATTAATGATTTGATTATTGATACAATGACAACTGATGAGATTCTTGAAATGATAAATAAAAACACTATGAATGGATTAGAAGCAGATTGGGCAGCAAGGGGGTGGAGAAATGTCCAGTGAAAATATAAAGATCCACGAACATGGATTTGTAAAACTTCTAGATGTGATGGGTGACGATGAAGAAGTAGAAAACTCTGCTCGCATTAGTTATGGAGAAGGAACAAGAAAGGTAAATCAAACGCGGAATCTTATCCGTTACCTAATGAGACACAAACACACCTCACCCTTTGAGATGTGTGAAGTCAAGTTCCATATCAAATTACCAATTTTCATTATGAGACAACTCGTAAGACACAGGACGGCAAACTTGAATGAGTACTCTGGTAGGTACTCAGTTATGTCAGATGATTTTTATTTTCCAAAAGGTAAAGACATTAAATCTCAATCTACTACAAATAAACAAGGTAGGGAAGAGACAGAATTATCAAATCCAGGAGAAATTGAATTTGAAATATATAGAATTTTAGATGGTGCTAAAACCGCATATGGAAATTTAATTGACTGGGGTGTGGCTAGAGAATTAGCAAGAATAGTTTTACCTGTATCCAATTATACTGAAGTCATATGGAAAATTGATCTCCATAATTTTTTCCATTTTTATAAATTAAGAAGTAATTCCCATGCACAGCAAGAAATACAAGACTACGCTAATGTGATGTATGATCTTGTGAAACCATATTTTCCTATATGCTGTGAGGCTTTCGAAGATTATGTACTCAACTCTTGTACTTTCTCCTCAGAAGAGATGAAAATAATAAAGGATAATCTTGATGGTAGCTGGACAATGAATGATTATGAATTATCAGACCGAGAATCACAAGAATTTTTAGAAAAAATTAGCAACAAAGAAGGGTAATAGAAAAATGACTGAAGACAATTATGTGTTTGAAAATGATTTGGCTGAATTTGTATATATGCGTACGTATTCCAGATGGACAGATGAAAAGGGTCGAAGAGAGACATGGGAAGAAACTGTTGATAGAGTAGTAACATTCTTCAAAAAAGTCAGTAAAAATAAACTAAAAAAATCGGATTACGAGGCAATCCACCAAAACATTCATGGAATGCATGTAATGCCCTCTATGCGTTTGATGTGGACAGCGGGAAAACCTGCTGAGTTGAACAATGTAGCAATTTATAATTGTTCCACAGTACCTATTGATACACTACATTCTTTTGCTGAAGTTTATTTCTTGCTAATGAGTGGTTGTGGTGTAGGTATTGATGTTTCCAGGAGATACATTGAAAAACTACCAAAAGTAAAAAAATTGAATGGTGAAACAAAAACTATTGTATTCGAAGATTCAAAAGAAGGCTGGGCATTAGGTACATTGGCATGTTGTCAAGCAATGTGGGATGGTTATGTCATTGAATGGGATCTATCAAAACTAAGACCTCAAGGAGCGAGACTTAAAACTTTTGGTGGTAGATCATCCGGCCCTGGCCCATTGGATGAAACGTTACATTTTATCAAGCACATGGTAGAGGCGCATAGAGATCGTAGGTTGAGTTCATTGAACGCTTTTGACATTGTGACTAAAATTGCTGCGAGTGTGGTTGTCGGTGGTGTTAGGCGTTCATCTATTATTACTCTGTCTGATCTCTATGATGTTGGAATGAGAGATGCTAAACAAGGACAATTTTGGCACACAAATAGTCACAGAGCTATGAGTAACAATAGTGCTATATACGATGAAAAACCATCTTCTGTTGAGTTTATGAAAGAGTGGTTAGCTCTTGCTCAAAGTGGTACTGGTGAACGTGGTATATTCAATCGAAGTTCAATTAATAATCTTATTCCAAAAAGAAGACGTAAGAGAAATGATTGGACGACTAACCCATGTGGTGAGATTATCTTACGTTCTAGAGGGTTCTGTAACCTCTCAGAAGTAGTTGTACGTGCAACCGATACTCTTGAGACATTGATGGAGAAGATACGAATTGCGACTATGATTGGAACAATACAATCCTCAATGACCGATTTTTCTCTTTTGAATGACTTACATGGTGATTGGAAAAAGAACGCAGAAGAAGAAAGATTATTGGGTGTATCTCTCACAGGACAAATGGATAATCCAGATATCTTAACTCCAGAGAACTTACAATCATTAAGAGATTATTCAATAGGAGTAAACGTAGAAATAGCAGAACGATTAAAAATAAATCGAAGTGTTTCTATTACTACTACTAAACCTTCAGGTACAGCATCTATCTTAGTTAATTCTGCTTCTGGGTTTCATCCACGATTTGCAGAGTACTATATACGAAGAGTAAGGATATCTGCTACTGATCCTCTTTATAAAATGATGAAAGAACAAAACGTTACCTTTTATCCTGAGGTAGGACAACCAGAAGAAACAGCATTAACATGGGTAGTTGAGTTTCCAGTAAAAGCTCCCGAAGGTTCTATACTAGTAAAAGATGTTGATGCAATTTCTCAACTGAAACAATGGTTAAAAATAAAACACAACTATACAGAACATACAGTATCAGCAACCATATATGTAAATGTAGATGAATGGTTTAAGGTTGGTAACTTTGTATATGAAAATTTTGATGATATAGTGGGGGTAAGTTTTCTACCGAAAAATGATCACATATATCAATTAGCACCCTATGAAGAAATTGATGAAGCAACTTATAACAGTATGGCTAAAGTTTTTCCAAAAATTGATTATTTTCAATTATCTAGATTTGAAACAGAAGACCAAACTACAGGGGCTCAAACGGTTGCTTGCTCAGGCGATTCATGTGAAATTATATAAATATTATAAAGAAACTCTGAACTATAAAGGTACAACCAATGAGATACTCACTCGATGATAACTGGATGGATGACGATTGTGCACTAGATTGTGCATCAGCCGCTTTTCAACCACTACATAGTACTAGTGGGTCCCAAGATATAAATGATATTTTTAGAACAAAATTCTTCTTACGCTTAAGTGTTTGCAGTTTGTATGAACCAGCGGTATTAACAACAGAAGAAGAGACTGAGGAAGGAAACGTGTGCAAAATATGATACGGTTAGGTAGGCGGGTAAATTTCAATAAGGATGAGTGGATTAATTCACGATTACAGAATGCTGATTGGAAAATTCAATACAATGAATTTGGAATGAAAACAGAAGCAGAAGCTATTAGTAAAGCACTTAGTGAACATACTGGATTAGCAGAAAGTGTTTTTCCGTGTAGTATTGGTCTACCTAAACCTAAAGATTTAAAAATATGGTTTGGTGATAGATTATTATGGAATTATGTACAGATACAAAGATTACCTACTAGTAGAGAGTTACTAGAGCAAATTGGATCTGATAAACACTCTAATTGGAAAGTAAAATAACTATATGCCTGTAAATATAGTCTGGGAAGATGGAGATGCTACGGTATCTATATTATGCGATGGATGTGATAAGGAATATGTAATTATATCAAAAGATACTACAGGGTTAGAAATGTGCTCTTTTTGTGGACATTACCTTGAAGTAGACAGCGAAACAGGAGAAACTAGTGAAGCGGAAGAAAATAGCTGGGATTGATTACTCGTTAACTTCACCTGCAGTATGTGTATATAAGGAAGAAGATGGTGGACATTTTGATTTTGATGGGTGTGTGTTACATTATCTATGTAATAACAAAAAACAACAACAACTTTCCGCCGGGTACGGGTTAGGTAATATAAAAGCTGAACTCTATCCTGAATGGGAAACCGCAGAGGAGAGACAGGATGCTCTTTCCTCTTGGGCTATATCGTTAATACAAGGTTGTGATAAAGTTTATATTGAAGGATATGCATTCGCTGCGTCTGGAATATCTCATGTACGTTCAATAGCAGAAAATACTGGACTACTAAAGCACAAAATGTGGAAACAGAGAATACACTTTACGGATATCCCACCTACTGTAATCAAGAAGTTTGCAACCGGTAAAGGTACTGCAAATAAAGATGTGATGTATGAATCATTCATAATGGAATCACATACTCCTACTGACCTCAAAGAACAATTAACTCCTAGAGCAACAAAAGTAAAAAATCCGATTTCTGATCTCGTGGATGCGTATTTTATCACAAAATGTGGTGTAGAAGGAATGATGTGAATAAGAAAGAGAGAAAATCTATAGCTAATGTCAAATATTACGAGAAGAACAAAGAACGTCTTGCTGAGAAATGGAAAACCGATGAACTACGAAAAGAGAAATTGAAAGTATATTATCAAAAAAACAAAGAGATTATTCTTGAGAGGGCACGTGAATGGCACAAAATAAACAAGAAAGCAAAATTAACAGTAATAGAACCAAAAAAATCTAAGATATTACCGTCT